TTATTGCGGCATTTCCGGCCATTCAGGATTTGCAGGATCCACACGGCTGACCAGAACACTGTAGCGTTCCCATGCTTCCAGTCGGCTACGCTCCTCATCTGTTGCCATATTCAGTCTGACAGAGCGTTCCAGTGGCTGAATGATAGTTTCAGCTTCGGAAAGCAAAGCTGACTTCTGTAATTCCGCCAGTTGCAGCTGTTCGTCTGCCGTATAAATCCGCTTAATCACGGCACCATCCTTAAACATCCATTTACCTGAGTCATCAGCACGTCGGTTGGCGGTAATATCAGGAACCTCGACAACGCTAAAACCTTCAGGGTTGAGCGTTGAAGCATCTCTGGTGATGCCGACAATTATATTATTCTCATCGTAAACAATCTTTATCGTGTCTTCCTGAAAATTACTTACTTCCTCATACCAGTTTTTTCCCTCTTCGGACCATAACCAGATAACATCAAAATTTTTTGTCAGTTGATATTGGGCAACAGTTTTTGGATTACCCGCAGTAATATTTTTTAAATGCTGCATAAATTACACCTGTGCGACGTTATACCATGTGCCATTGATGTATTTTTGTATTGGTCTGAATACTGCGGGGTCATCACCATCGACTTCACCGACAATACCAAGCCCGGTAATTACGTGCCCTGCTTTCTCATACATCACCCCTTTCTGCATGGTCTGGACAACACGTGTGCCAAGTCTGACATCTCTCACATAGCGGGAATCAAAGTTACCGTAATCCGAGGGATTAACACGCCCCGTAATATTTATGGTTTTATTACTTTGAATGCTACCGGAGACAAAGCGCATAACATGGACGTTATTAGCATAAACATCCAGATTACCGTCGCCATTTTGTTTAAAGCCCGTGTCATTATCACCCAAAACAATCGAGTTACCGCCAAGAGCACTGGATGTTCCGATACCCAGTGCACCATTCAATTGACCTCCAGATAATGATAACGCCCCAACCTCAGCAGCAGTCGGTTTAATGTGCGAACTGTAAATTACATATACAGTTCCATCTGTCAGGCCTGTTGGTTTATTCGCTGTATAAGATGGTGATGTATGAATCGTTACGCTGGCGTTACTGGTATAATCCCACTGAATATTAACACGTGTGGCGTAATTACCTATTTCAACATAAACATCATAGGTATCACTGGATGTATTCACCCATGCAAAATTAGTAAATCCAACCGATGTCCGTCGCCATAACGCACCAGTAAGACCTTTTGGATTTCCATTCCCCGCACGAAGAACAAGTTCAGATATACCAGCCTGCATAGGGTAGTTAACATTATATCCGGCACCACCAATCAGACTTATGTAAACCACGGAACTGGCCTGTGGCATGGTTACAGTTGCTAGCCTGAACCATCCTGTACCACCACTAAAAGACATGGTTGTTGAATTTGTTGCTCCAATATTGCGCAGGAATAATCTTTTATCAGGAATATCCGCGCCATTTTGATCTTTCTGAAGACGTTTTTCAGCATTGTCATAGGCAGACTTCACCGCTTTTGGTGTTGCGGCCAGCGTTTCCGAATCACTGTTGGTGGCGCTACTGAGCTGAACAAGCCCTTTTCGCGCTGTGGTGGCATCCTGTGCAGTGTATTTCCCGTTAGCAAGGTCATACGCGACCTTTACCGCCTTTGGCGTTGCGGCCAGCGTTTCAGAATCGCTGTTGGTGGCGCTACTGAGCTGAACAAGGCCTTTTCGCGCTGTGGTGGCGTCCTGTGCGGTATATTTCCCGTTAGCAAGGTCATATGCTGCTTTTACCGCTTTTGGTGTTGCAGCGAGCGTTTCAGACGTGCTGTTGGTGGCACTACTGAGCTGGACAAGGCCTTTTCGCGCTGTGGTGGCGTCCTGTGCGGTATATTTACCGTTAGCGAGGTCATATGCGGCCTTAACCGCTTTCGGCGTTGCGGCCAGTGTTTCAGACGTGCTGTTGGTCGCACTGCTTAACTGAGTAAAACCTTTTGCGGTCAGCGAGGCGTCCGGGTGACGTCGTGACTGTTCATGTTCTGCAATTTTGTCATCAACGTAATCCTGCGTCGCCATCACCGTTGTGGTGTCAATGGTCAGCGCCACTGAGGTCACACTGCTGACGATGATGACCATACGGCAGGTCTGCGAACGCCCTGAGCCTTCGGCAAGAGCTGGCTTATAACTTTCGGCCATGTTCGCCACAGCAATTAACGTTCCCGCATCATCGTACAGGCCAAGCTCACGCATCCAGAAACCGCCCACCTCCGGCGGAATAACCAGCTCTGCGATAATATAATTACTGTTTCGTTTGTCCTGGCTGATTTTGTTCAGCGCATGTCGCCAGACTTCGTGGATAAGCCCGGTCTGTCCGGCATCCGGGACAGGCAATTTACCACCGCCATCCCCGACGGCCATCGTGGTAATGTTGACCTTCCGCCCTCCCGGTGCGGTTGCCGCTGCCAGCTTTGCTGCACCGGCAGTGGTGATAACGGTTCTGAATTTTGTGCTCATTATTCCTCACTTATCCGGGGTAAACCGTAATTACATCGCCGTCGTAAGCCACACCACCGGCGAACAGGTAGCCGGGAATGTCCCGGGTAATGTTCAGGCCAATAAGGTGGCGGCTTGCAGGTTTGGCATCAGCAATCAGCCGTTCCATTTCCTGATACATTGCCTCTGTGATGCCGCTTTCCAGTACACCAATATCAAGCCGGAAGGTGCCGGGCGGGTCACTGTTTTCCCACCACTCCGTCACGTTGATGAGATAGCCGAGCGGCTCCACCACACGCCGGATTGCACCTATTGTGCCTTTATGACAGTGGATGAAATACGCATCGCGGATAACGGCGCGTTTTGTCGCTTCCGGCCACTTTTCATCCCACCTGTCGACCGAAAACGCCCACGCCAGCCACGGCAGCAGATTTGCCGGACAGGTGTCCGGGTTCCACAGCTCACGAATACTGACCGGCGTTTTTTCAATTTCCGCACAGGCTTTTGCGGCGGCGACCTCAAGCGGTGATGAGCCGGTCGGCAGCAGTTGCGAATCACTCATCCGAGCCTCCGGTCACGACGCGGTATTCGGTACAGAAAGACGCCTGCGTACTGTTGAGCACGATGTCGGCCAGTGGTGCAGCCAGTTCGACACGCTGCACACCTTCCACATGCAAAGCGGCATAAATGGCAGACAGACGGATGTCGCGCCCCAGCCGGTGCTGTGCCGTGATATACGCTTCCAGCTTTTTCACAGCGGCAGCGCGGATGGGTTCGCTTTCGGGACCAGGGTAAAGGTAAAGCGTGGCGTTTATCTGGTATTCAACGATGGCGGCAGACTGCACGGTCACGCGGTCGGCCACCGGCCTGACGTCCTCGCCATTAAGGGCGTTACGCACCACAGCCAGCAGGTCTTCGGATGCGACACCGTTATTTTCACGTGACAGCACAGAGATAGTGACGCAGGCCGGAGACGGACTGGTGACAGAGATATCCGCGACACGCCCGTCGGCACTGCGGCCATGATACTGATAGGCACCCACCGACCCGGCGACGCTTAAACCTTCAAACGCCTGCTGAATACGCAGCCGATAATCGGTGTCAGATTCCATCACTGCCGGTGTCGGCGGAATGGTCGAATCATCTGCCGGGGTGATAGTCAGGCGCGTGGTGTTGTAATTGGCACCAATCACATCAAGGTCATTACCGGCGGCACAGGCCAGCATCACCGCCCGTGCGGCCTCATTCACACGCTGACGCCAGATAAGCTCACGATAAGCATTTTCTTCCAGCAGTTTGACGAGAGGCTCAGATTCCAGTGTCAGGGTACGGGCGACCGCCTCCTGCTGATCTTCCGGGTAAAGGGAAATCAGTGTCGCCTTGCGTTCAGCGAGAATGCTTTCAAAGTCCAGCTCCTCGACCACATCCGGTGCGGGTAGCTGGTTCAGGTCGATAATCGGCATGGTTTCAACTCACAGGGATGGTTAATGAAAGTGGCTGGCCGGTGTCGTTGTGCTGGCCGGTTAACGTGACCGTCATTCGCCCGTCAAAACTGCGCTCAGTGGTGACGGATGACAGGGTGACGCGGGGTTCCCATTTCAGCACCGCCATGTAACAGGCGACCTTAATCTGCAACTCAAGCGCCGGGGTCTGCGGCTGGTCAATCATTGATGCCAGCAACGAGCCGTAATCACGACGCATCACCCGTGAGCCGACCGGTGTGCGCAGGATATCGCCGATACTCTGGCTGATATGCTCAAGGTCAGTGACAGTCAGGCCATCACTGCGATTCATTCCGAGATAACGCGCTGTCATAAAGGACTCCCGGTTGTGCCGCCGCTGTCGCCGGGGTGTTTATGGGTATGCAGTACCTTACCGTTTGATGAGAGTTCACCGCCGGTGTGTTCAATGTTGCCGCGCATCGTCCCGCCCTTCTGCACTTCCAGCGTGCCGGTAATCAGTTTGTTGGTGCAGACCACTTCCGGTGTGTCCAGGGTGATGCGGGTTGATGCTTTCACCATAACCACCGGCACCGTGGCAGTAACAGAATCAGAAGCCATCACGCTGGCCGTTTTAACTCCGCTTACCGTGAGCGCACTGGTTTCAGGTTCATACTCAATCACCGCCCCGTCAGGGAAACGGATATGCAGGGCATCCGCCGACGCAGACGGCGCGGGGTTATCGCCGGAATAAATCCCCGGCAGAACGAACGCCGTGTCGAGTTCACCGCCCACGGCCAGAATCAGCACCTGTTCCCCTACGGAAGGTGCCCACCATGTGCGCGAACGTCCGGCGCGATGGGTCAGCCACTGAAGCCAGTCGGTGCACATGCCGCCGGTCTGCACACGGCAGCGACCGGCGTTAAGGTCGGTTTCGACGATAATGCCGGTGCGAATCATGTTGCGCAGTGCGCGCGCGAGTTCCTGAATATTTGCGAGAGTGTTCATGCATGTGAGATTGCACAATATATAAAAGTTATGCTATCTGGATTCATTTGTAGAACTACCAGACAACATTCAAGGAGAGCGTAATGGTCAGCTATAATGTGACTAATGTGTGGGGGCTAATCGTTTTTTTCCTTTGTAGCTTTGCAGTATTAGCATTTTTTAGCTTTGGTAAAAGTAACCTTATGAGGCTTATTGCACATTATTTCAATTTTGGATATTCAGACAAAAAATTAAAAAGACTTGACCGCGAGTGGCGCGACATTCAACTATTTAAAATAATTAACGGAATCAATGTATCAGGCATTGAAAATGTGAGAATGATACAGCAGGGACTGATTGATGGAAAACTAAAAACATCGTATTTTTTCCTTACTCGCATCTGGGGTGACATAACAAAAACACCACACATAATTAAAACAATAATTGTAATTCTGTCCAGTATTTTTTACATTCTCCTCGCATGTTACATACACAACAAACAATCCGTTATAGTAAGGGATGCCATAGGCATACCATATAAAAACATGATGTACTATGTTTATAGTGACAAAGTTCTTTTATCCTTCAAAAATAAAGCAGTTGAATTTAATAAAACTTATAGCCTTGCCGATTGCAAGAGACTGCAAAACGTATTTATAAAAGACACACTTCCTGAAATCGCCTGCAATAAGCTCTTACAGTTAAACGAGGAGGACTCCGAATGGTTAAGCCAGGAGATTAAAGATAATAACAGTCACAAAAAAGCATTATCAATACTATCCCTCGTCTATTTCACTTCAGGTCTGGTTATATTCCTGTCATATACAAAATTCTTTTACGCCAATAAGAAGGTTTTAGAATACAAAGCATCAAATAAAAATCACTCATAAACCTCTAAACATTGAGCGACCAGCATGGCCGCTCAATGTTTAATTGCGCATCAGCCTCTGCCTGGATAAAACTAACGCTCAAGGTGAGCCAGGATAATCTCTTCAATCATCTGCACATCCTCACCGGTAAAGCCGAGCAAAGGACGCGCCGGATAATCAATTTTCTTACCGTCTTTCCGGGTTTCTTCCGACAGACCGAACTGATGCACACTGGCGATTTTCGGCGACTTCCCGCCGTAAAATTCCATTGATGCCTGTTCCGGGCTGGCGCGGATATGCAAAAAACGACTGGTGATAAGTTTCGCAAACATTTTTCGCTTAACACGACCGGTCTTTTTTCTGGCGCTCTGCTGCTGGCGTGGCGCGTAGGGTGTGCCGTCCGGGGCTTTCTGTGCCATCACCCGACGCTGCTGACTCTGCCGCAGACGCTTCGCCAGCTCTGCACTCAGCCGCCGACGCCCTGACGGTGACAGCGACTCAATAAGTCCGGTCAGCCGGTCTTCAAAACGCTTAAACTCATTCATCCCACTTGCTCACCAGTTCGCCATTGATATAAAGCTCCATCGGGCGGGTGACCGGTTCCGGCGGCGGGGGTTCCGGGATATTCTTCACATGCAGTGCGCCGTCAACCTCACTGACCAGCGTGCGCTCGGTCAGCATCAGGCTGATACTGATATCAAAGCTGCTGTCATTGTTGATGTCTGCATAAAATGTGAAGCCCTTTTTCTGGCCTTCGTCGGTGGTCATGATGTCGGGCTGATTTTCCCGCAGCCACGCCAGCACCGGCACGATGAGCAGGTCAAAATCACCGGTAAAGTCGGTCACAATGACATTGAGCGTGTAACGCTTTTCGAATGACAGCGACGCAGCCAGTGTGGAGGCAATACTCCCGTTATCCACGAATATCCGCAGCATCTCGGGGCTGGTTTTCAGCACCGTGACGGCATCAGTCAGTGCCCTGCGCAGGCTGTCGGGTTTGAGCATCGTTTTCGTCCTGACAGTGTTTAATCATTTTTACCTGGCTGGCACAGCGTGCCAGCGCGTTCTCAAGCTGCCGGATATCGGCACTTAAATCGCCGTTCGTCTCCGGGTCACTGCCCGGCATCGGGCAAAGACTCACTTTCGGGCAGGCGTTGTGGACAATCACTGGCGTCGGTACAGGCCGGGCGCTGGTGCAACCGGCGCACAGCATCAGGCAGGTCAGCACCGTACCAGCGGCGAAAATCTTCGTTTTCATTAAGTAACCTCGTGATGGTTTTCTCGCGCTGTGCTTCACGCTTCGCGGCGTTTTCCAGTTCCTGACGTAGTGCCACCTGCGCCAGCTCGTTTTTGTCTGCCCTGGTGAGGGCAACATGAAGCTGATTTTTCAGCATGGTGATGGTCGTCTGCTGCCCGTTGGCGACGTTGCTCGCCCTGTCCAGTGAGGTGCGCAGGCTGGCGTTTTCATGCTTCGCCAGAAACAGACCGGCCACCGCCAGTGATAACAACACAACCAGCACAATCATCAGCTTTGACATGGTTCCCGCCCCTCAAAACGCTGACGACAGGCCGTGCGTATCAGCCGGAAGAACACCGATACCACGAGATAAATCAGCGCGGTAAAAATCCACCCGGCAGCGACCAGCGAGATAAACGTCGCCACCATCACCACCAGAGCCGCCGCCCGTCTGCGCCACGGCACCGGCTGCAAAAACAGCGACGCGACAATCTTCACGGCCAGCGATTCCGGCGGCAGCTCCCGCCCGTAGCGTTCCAGCACATACTCAGTGGCATACACGCCGACACCACCGGCAACCACACAGATAACCGTCGCCAGAATCGCCCAGGCGGCGACAAAATTGACGGCCACGCTCTGCGGGTAAATCAGGGACAGTGCCAGCATCAGCGCCAGCGACACGTTCAGCATCAGTGAAAGGGATAATTTCTTCATGGTGTTTACTCCGTTTAAGCCGGTACGCCGCCAGCGGTACGCCAGACGGTGACCAGTTTTTCCAGTGAATGCTCACGCTGACCGTAACCGGCACCCGGCAGGGACGCCCAGATATTGCGACAGCGTGAAATGGCGCGCTCAATGCGTCCCGCCCGGATGTCATCCAGTGCACCGCGTTCGCGGATCAACTGAATGGCGAGTCTGTCCTGTGACAACGGGCTGAAATCAGGCAGGGCAAGCTGTTTACGGTAGTGCGGCCAGAACAGGTAAAGCTGCTGATAGCGACCGGAGGCCGTGGATTTTTCACCGCGACGGTTAAACACCTTCGCCGGTCGGCCATGTGCGAACGGGTGGTCACTGTAGTCGGTGAAAATTTCCGGCTTTCCGTCCAGTCCGGTGACTATCACGTCATAGCCCCGGTTTTTTGTCAGCGGATGATTCGCCGTCCCTTCGGACACGGCCAGCATGTCAAGAAAGGCGGCGATATTCTGATGCGTGTTAATTACCGGCATTACGGTTTCCCCCTGCCCTTAAAGCGGCGCTGAATGGCAATCTCAATCACCTGATAGCCGGCGATACCCAGCATGGAGCCGATGCCGCACACCGCAGGCAGTGACAGGTCAGGAAACTGCACCAGAACAACACCGGCAACCATCGAGACAAAACCACCGAGCAACATGCGCCCGATAAACAGACGCGGGGTGATGGGTTCACCACCGGCAAGCACCTTGCCGACAACAATCAGCACCCCAATCATGAAAAGCGACAGGACGCTTTTTTCTTCTGCTGTCATGCGTTACTCCCACAGATTGACAGTTTCAGCCACGGGCGCGGTCTGAACGTCGGGCAGTTCGACGGCGGTACCGTGCGGCAGCACCGCACCCAGTTCAGCCAGTCCCGGATTTGCGGCGAGCACGGCCTCGACCACGCCCTCAGTGCGCCCGTAATACCGGACACAGATGGCGTCGAGCGTGTCGCCCTGTAGCGCAAAGGTCTTCATCAGATTTGACTCACAATGCAGCGCGGCTTGTCCTGGATTCGCGCCACTGCCCAGCGCATATCCCGCCACAGCTCATCAATGGTGCTGTCAATGCTGTCGGCCTTCTTGTCGCCTTTCGCACTGGCATCCACGCCGCGATAACGCTCATAAAGCGATGCGGTCGCCATCGCACACACGGCGCGCTCGTAGTAAAAAACTTTGATGCTTTCACCGTCGATGTCGTCCGCCGGGACGTCCGCCAGACGCGTAAAACCGGCGGCAATTTTCTGTTCGCGGTACTCGTACAGCTCCGCATTCGTCTCCGCCATGCCTGACTTGATGGCCTCACGCAGACGGGCGGGGGCGACGGTCTGCTCAAGGCGCATACGTTCCCGGACGCGCTTCGGGTCGATATCGGGAAAAAAGAACGTGTTTTTAATCACCGGCTCGTCGCCTGCCGGTTGCGGGATGACCACCGTACCCTCACCGGACACGGGAGCCTCCTTTCGCGGAATAATCAGCGTCATCATGACTACCTCTGAAAAGTCGGGCGGTGGACGCCGGTGCAGTGTCAGGTGATTCACCCTCACTGACCGGCGTGCCGCCCTGGCGCGGGGCGCATTCGGTTGTTAACTGGCTTTCTTTTTCGGGCGTCCACGTTTTGCCGGTGTCACGCTCCGGGTCTTACGCGGGGCGCGGGTGGCCGCTTTGGGCTGCGGCTCCGGCTTCGGTTTCAGCTCCCGCTCCAGTCGTTCAATCTCTTTTTTGACGCCTGCCTGACAGTCGAGCTGTGTCGCACGTTGCAGGTGAGCCAGCGCACCGGCGGCATCACCAGCGTCACGCAGAAACAGACCGGTGATTTTGTGCAGCTTTGCGCGCACTTCATCAGGCATGTCAGCCGTGGCAGTCAGTTCAAGGGTGTCCGTCAGCAGGCGGGTATCCACAGACTCACCGGCAGCGTGGGCGCGCATGGCCGCAAGTGCCACCTCCTCGGTGAACATGTACGGCGGGGTACGGCGGTGTTTACCCGGCATGGTCAGACCGTATTTCAGGGCATAACGGGCAATCTCCAGCGCACCGGCAATATCGCCGGTATCCAGACGCCACAGCATGACCATCATCAGAATGTCATCCTGTGCACCTTTGCCCTGCTCCAGCACGCCGTTCACCCACGGCAACCAGAACGGCAGCAGTTCGCGTTTTTTCGCGGCTTTCAGCTCTTTTGAATAAATCGCTTTCAGTGTGCGCTGGTCTGCGGCCAGCTTGACCAGCATCTGCTCATAGACAGTTGCATGTCGTAGCGGGGCGGCTTCCCGCTGCGCGGTCATCGCTGCCGAGACCCGCATCATGTGGCGCTGTGCGGGACTCGTCATCGGTTACGCTCCCGGCTCTGCGGTCGCTTTATCCGGTGTAGAGAAATCACCGACCTTAATTTTTTCCACCAGACAACCGGCGGCGTAATCTTCCACCACGTAATCAATGTTCATTGACTCATAGTTCTCCACGCGGTCGAGTTTCGGGTTTTCCTCAATCACGCGGCGATGGCTGTCATCCATGTAGTAGATGGACAGGTTTTCCAGCTTCGTGATGAGCATCGCATCTGCCGGGAAGTACGGGACGCGCACTGCCGGCAGGTTACCGATGCGTTTCTGGCTGATGATGACGTCAGCGGCCAGCATTTCGCTGTTGTCCTGCTCCCTGTTGACGATGGGGAAATACTTGTCCGCCAGTAGCTGACGCCCCACAATCACCACAAGGTCAGGGTCTTCCTGATACCACGGCTCAATCAGGTTGTTGGTCGCATCCATCACCAGTGCATCGAGGCTGGCATAATCACCGCCCTTACCCACGCGGATGACCTCAGAGGTCGTGTGACCTTCCTCGTCAGTAACCTTGCTCATCACGCGCGCCGGGGCTTCATTGCGGTATTTCTGCAGCCAGCCGACCGCCACATCCTGCAGCATCTGGTTACTGCTGCGGTCAGAGGTTTCGGCACGCCTCACGCCGTTAAAACCGGCCATGATTAAATCAAGGGACTGGCGTTTGATAATGGCGTTACGGACACGGAGCTGGAAATCCTGATAACGCGCCCACAGGTCCAGCGTTTTGTAGCGGATATAAAAATCGAAGTTAATCTGGTCGCATTCGTACTTGTTTGACGCCAGCTTCGAGAAGTCCTTCGGCTGACGCTCGGTACCACCGGCAGTGTCGGTAGTGCTGGCGATGGAGCCGGTGACACCGATACCAATTTTTTCCCCTTTCATTTCGCTGACCGGCACAATGTTGATGCGGGTCAGAAAGTCAGAGGACTCCTGCATGGTGTTCATCAGGGTCTGGGTGACCGACGGTTCAACGGTGAATTTTTTCGACACATCACCGGCGTCGATGCCGTTCAGTTCGGCAACACGGGACAGGTAAGCATTAAATTTAAAGCGGGTTTCCTGGCGCATAGTTTTTCCTGAAATTAAGGGTTAATCGTGAAGGTTTTCCCGGACTGACTGACGCCGGTCAGCAGTTCGTCATCAGGGCGTCACCGCCACCACCGGTGGCCTTGCTGCGGCGCTGCTGGGTCAGACTTTCGGTGTGGTCGAGACTGTTTTTCAGGCGGGTGAATGCCTGGCTGGTTTCATCCGCCCTGTCAGTCACCTCCTGCTTAAGTGCGGAAAAGGCGGTTTCCATCTCAGCAAGGCGCTGCTCAGTGGCGCTCAGTTTTTCCTGCACATGTTCAGCAACAGCGGTCACCGCTTCATGCACGTCATTCAGACGGGCGTCATCGCTGGCCTGTTTGCGGCCAAAAATGGATTTCACCTTTTCGGTCAGGGCGGTGAACACGGTTTCAGGCAGGTCTTCAAATTCCAGCTCAACAGGCGTTGCCACTGAAATCAGGTTTTCAGGGCTTAATTTGAAGCGGTTCAGGGGGTTGTGTTTTGCCGTGCGGCAGAATTCCAGGTATTCCGTGCCGAGGCTTGCCGGGTCATCGGTGACGGCCAGCCCCACCAGATAACATTTGCCGGTGTTGGCAAAGTTCGGCTGAATTTCCATTGAGGTGTAGACCTTCTGCGCGGCCTTGTTCATCGCGATAAGGTCATCGGTCGGGGTGATTTTCGCAAACAGCGCCCATTTGCCTTTCAGCGCCGAATCATCGTCAATCTTTTCGGCCTTCAGTTCGACCACATCGCCATAACGCTTAAAAATACCGTCAGGCAGGATGCCGCGCAGATGTTCCAGGTTAATGCGGCAACCATAGACTCGCGGGTCAAAGGTTTCGGCCATTTCCTGAATATCCTGCGCACTGATGACACGCCCGTCACAGGTGTCACCCTCAACGCCGATACGAAAGAATTTTGAGACTTTTTTTGCCATTGTCAGGAGTCCTGAATAGTGATTAGAGGAGTCACATGTCGGCATCAGTTTCCCGACGATGCGCATCCTCCGCCATCAGTCCCGGATGGCTTATCACTGACACAACAGCACCTTAGCGAATCGCGGGGCGCGACTCAGTAGCCTTGCCGTGTATTCATCACGGCGAGGTATTCATGACCATCACCACAGACACCACTCTTTTGCACGACCCGCGTCGTCAGGCGGCGCTGCTGTACTGGCAGGGGTTTTCCGTGCCGCAGATTGCCGCCATGTTGCAGATGAAACGCCCGACGGTGCAGAGCTGGAAACAGCGCGACGGCTGGGACAGCGTTGCCCCCATCAGCCGTGTCGAAATGAGTCTGGAAGCGCGGCTGACCCAGCTCATTATCAAACCGCAGAAAACCGGCGGTGACTTCAAGGAAATTGACCTGCTCGGACGCCAGATTGAACGACTGGCACGGGTAAACCGCTACAGCCAGACCGGCAACGAGGCAGACCTTAATCCGAACGTCGCTAACCGCAACAAAGGCGGGCGTCGCAAACCGAAAAAGAATTTTTTCAGTGACGAGGCTATCGAAAAGCTGGAGCAGATTTTCTTTGAGCAGTCTTTCGACTATCAGTTGCACTGGTATCGCGCCGGGCTTGAGCACCGCATCCGCGATATCCTGAAATCCCGCCAGATTGGCGCGACGTTTTATTTTTCCCGCGAGGCGCTGCTGCGCGCCCTGAAAACAGGTCATAACCAGATTTTTCTGTCGGCCAGTAAAACGCAGGCGTATGTATTCCGTGAATACATCATCGCCTTTGCCCGTCTGGTTGACGTTGACCTGACCGGTGACCCGATTGTCCTTGGCAATAACGGCGCAAAACTGATTTTTCTCGGCACCAACTCCAACACCGCACAGAGCCATAACGGCGACCTGTACGTCGACGAGATTTTCTGGATCCCGAATTTTCAGGTACTGCGTAAGGTGGCATCAGGTATGGCCTCACAGAGTCACCTGCGCTCGACCTATTTCTCCACCCCGTCCACGCTGGCGCACGACGCCTACCCGTTCTGGTCCGGTGAACTGTTCAACCGGGGACGCGCCAGCGCCGCTGAACGCGTGGAAATCGACGTCAGTCATAACGCCCTTGCCGGTGGGCTTCTCTGTGCGGACGGACAGTGGCGGCAGATTGTCACCATTGAGGACGCCCTGAAAGGTGGCTGCACACTGTTCGACATTGAGCAGCTCAAACGTGAAAACAGCGCCGACGATTTTAAAAACCTGTTCATGTGTGAATTTGTTGACGACAAGGCGTCGGTGTTCCCGTTCGAGGAACTGCAACGCTGCATGGTCGACACGCTGGAAGAATGGGAAGACTATGCCCCCTTTGCCGCAAATCCGTTCGGCTCCCGCCCGGTATGGATTGGTTACGACCCGTCACACCGTGGCGACAGCGCCGGATGCGTGGTGCTGGCACCGCCGGTGGTGGCCGGTGGCAAATTCAGAATACTTGAGCGTCACCAGTGGAAAGGCATGGACTTTGCCACTCAGGCGGAATCCATCCGCAAACTCACCGAAAAATACAACGTCGAATACATCGGTATCGATGCCACCGGCCTCGGTGTCGGCGTGTTCCAGCTCGTGCGCTCGTTCTATCCCGCCGCGCGCGATATCCGCTACACGCCGGAAATGAAAACCGCAATGGTACTCAAGGCAAAAGACGTTATCCGCCGTGGCTGTCTGGAATACGACGTCAGCGCCACCGACATCACCAGCTCGTTTATGGCTATCCGCAAGACCATGACCAGCAGCGGACGCAGCGCCACCTATGAGGCCAGCCGCAGCGAGGAAGCCAGCCACGCCGACCTCGCCTGGGCGACCATGCACGCTCTGTTAAATGAGCCACTCACCGCCGGTATCAGCACCCCGCTGACATCCACCATTCTGGAGTTTTACTGATGAGCAAGAAAAAAGGGAAAACACCGCAACCTGCGGCAAATAAAATGACCGCCAGCGCCCCGAAAATGGAGGCATTCACCTTTGGTGAGCCGGTGCCGGTACTCGACCGCCGTGACATTCTGGATTATGTCGAGTGCATCAGTAACGGCAGATGGTATGAGCCACCGGTCAGCTTTACCGGTCTGGCAAAAAGCCTGCGTGCTGCCGTGCATCACAGCTCACCGATTTACGTCAAACGCAATATTCTGGCCTCGACATTTATCCCGCATCCGTGGCTTTCTCAGCAGGATTTCAGCCGCTTTGTGCTGGATTTTCTGGTGTTCGGTAATGCGTTTCTGGAAAAGCGTTACAGCACCACCGGTAAGGTCATCAGACTGGAAACCTCACCGGCAAAATATACCCGCCGTGGCGTGGAAGAGGATGTTTACTGGTGGGTGCCGTCCTTCCATGAGCCGACACCTTTCGCGCCCGGCTCCGTGTTTCACCTGCTGGAGCCGGATATTAATCAGGAGCTGTACGGTCTGCCGGAATATCTCAGCGCCCTTAACTCTGCCTGGCTGAATGAATCAGCCACGCTGTTCCGCCGCAAGTATTACGAAAACGGCGCTCATGCCGGATATATCATGTACGTCACTGATGCCGTGCAGGATCGCAACGATATCGAAATGCTCCGCGAAAACATGGTGAAGTCGAAAGGCCGCAACAACTTTAAAAACCTGTTTCTCTATGCCCCGCAGGGGAAAGCTGACGGCATTAAAATTATCCCGCTCAGTGAAGTGGCAACGAAGGACGATTTTTTTAATATCAAAAAAGCCAGCGCCGCTGACCTGCTGGACGCGCACCGCATCCCCTTTCAGTTGATGGGCGGCAAGCCGGAGAACGTCGGATCGCTGGGTGATATTGAGAAAGTGGCAAAGGTCTTTGTCCGCAATGAGCTTATCCCGTTACAGGACAGGATCCGGGAAATAAACGGCTGGCTCGGTCAGGAGGTCATCCGCTTTAAAAACTACTCACTGGACACTGACAACGGCTGAACATCGCCGCCTGCGGGCGGCTTTTTTATACCCCGTCATCACGCCCTCACACGCTCACCACCGCACAAAACACCCCGCAGACACACCAACGCCCCGGCGCACAATCTAAACGCCATCACGACGCGCTCAGACGCTGAAAAAATAAAATCAGCACCACCGCCAGCGCGCAGTGCTTTCCCCGCCTCGCCCGCCCGCTTCATGGGGCGGTTTTAATGCAGTTGCATGACCACTCAACTAGCGCGCCAGTCCTGATGTCGCCAGGCAGTTATTGTTCTCTGACTTGCGTGCGCTTCGATGCAGAGTAATGCACTTCCTGAATTGCTCGCATTCGCATCGTTATCATGATAGAAAACAGGTAGTTATTTGTGCGCAACTTAAGAAGAAATCACTAATTATGAAAAAGATTTATGAATTAACTACTGGTAGAGCGCTTAAGTATTTTCTGCAGCATGATTCATACACTACTCTGGAGCTACCCAGTTATGTCGATTTTTCTTCCTTGCTTGAAGAAATCAACTCCGCGATAGATGAAGGTAAAATCAACTTCCAACCTGACTCCAAGTCATTGATGGGGAAGAATATAAATTACGAGGTTTTAGTCAGCAAAGATGGCTTATATAGCTGGCGACGAATAACACTAATTAATCCTCTGTACTACGTGTATTTTTGTAAACTTATTACATCCTCTTCCAACTGGAATGCTATAAGGAATAAATTTAGAGAGTTTGAGTCTAATGATCTTTTTTTATGCTCAAGTATCCCAGTGAGCAAAAAGAACACCTCAAACGTAGCTGCATCTGTTTTAAACTGGTGGGAAGATTTTGAACAAAAAAGTCTTTCATTGGCTCTTGAGTATGAGTTCATGTTCAGCACAGATATTTCAAACTTCTACCCTTCTATTTACACTCATAGCTTTGAATGGGTATTCATCTCAAAAGAAGAGGCCAAAAAGAAAGAAAATAACAATAACCCAGGACGATTGATTGACACTCATATCCAGATGATGATGAGTAATCAGACAAACGGAATACCATTGGGTAGTACGTTGATGGATACATTTGCCGAATTAATTTTAGGCGAAATTGATTTACAGCTAAGAAAAAAAACCGAAGAGCAAAAAATAACGGATTACAAAGTAGTTCGCTACAGAGATGATTATCGAATATTTTCAAGCAGTAAAGATGATTTGGACAAAATCTCAAAGTGTTTGGTTGAGGTCTTAGGTGAGTTTGGGCTTGATTTAAACTCAAGAAAAACAGAACTACATGACGACATCATTCTTCACTCCCTTAAATCAGCAAAAAAAGAATATATTATAGAAGGGTCGTTCAACTCCCTACAGAAAATGTTGTATGCAATATATTTATTTTCTTTAAAACATCAAAACTCCAAAATTACAGTCAGATATTTAAATGATTTCTTGCGGAAATTATTTAGGAAGAAAAAGATCACAAATAGTGGGCATCAACTAGATGCAATGCTTGGAATTATTTCAAGCATCATGGCTAAAAACCCAACCACCTACCCAGTGGGAATGGCTATTTTCGCAAAACTCTTGACCTTCCTTTATGACGACGATGAACTCAAATTTGGCAAGTTACAACAACTTCATTGTAAACTAGGTAAACAACCAAATACTGAAATGTTAGATATTTGGTTTCAACGAGTTCAAGGGAAGATACACACACAATGGGAAGGCGATTACAAAACAGCCCTATGTCAACGCATAAATGATGAACTCAAGGAAAAAAAAACATTTACCATTGATGGCCTGTGGGATGTAGAGTGGATTCCGGGTTCAGCCAAAAATAAAAACAAACAGAAAATACTATCAATTTTGAAAAAAACAAAAATTGTGGATTTAGATGCATTCGAAGAAATGGATACTGATATTACACCAGAAGAAGTGAACTTATTCGACAAGGAACACAGCGCTTAACGAAACAATGTTATTAACTCAACATGACTTCGTTAAGCATTAAAGCGAACAGTCATATGAAATTTCGACATCCCTAACGCCTCGCAAGCTCGTTGTTCAACCCCGCCAGCACTGAAAGCGAGTTTCAGCGTCGGCGGGATTTTCTATGGTCAACGTGGTGACAGATTATGGGCACGCGTGAAGGTAGAAATATGGACGGTTGGGATTATTTATTTCTCCCATACGGCTGCAGTTATCACTGACGATCTCAGTCCCTCCGACCAACTCGTAGAGGGTCAGATTCTCTTTGACCATAATTTGTAAACAATAGCCATCAGCCGGAGACTCTTGCACGAGTACAATGGCGGAACCGGACGCATAGCTAGTAATGTATGCATTAGTCATAATGACATGCTTCCAAAGCAAGATTGCCACGCAGTTCCGCATGATCCATCAGTTGCTGATACCAACCATCAAGTGGAAGCAAAATCAACCATTTCAATCATTTTTATATGTTTGTTGAGAATCCCGGCCACTCATCAGCAGCCAGATACGTGAATTGTTTCCCGTCATAATTTACGGTTGCCCCACGCGCCAGCGCCTCAAGCTCCCATCGCTGGGGCAAGATTCCATTCTGAGCAAGGTCAACGCGGATACGGGTGATTTGCAATCGTTCCGACCGGCTCAGTCTGGCCGATGGTGCAATTTCATGTGGTTTTAACGTGCTTCCGTTTCTTTGCTGACGGTTTGGCGTTCTCAGCCCGTGTTTTAATGCGCCCCTGAGCGCCTTCACGACCTCCGGCTCATTCCATTCGATAATACCGTCATCAACCAGATTAAGCACTGCTGCGGCGTGCTCAGAAGGTGTGGGAGCCGGTAACGAAGTATCACCACCGGTGAGCTTTCCACAGTTATTGACAGGACTCCGAGGCGCGGCGATGCCGCTTT